GAAAACTTTAAACACCCTATTAAAGAAAAGTTTAAAGAGAATATTACAAGTATTAATAATACAAGTATAAATAATAATATACCCGCATCTGACGATGCGCAGGCTCAAATTCCTAAAAAACTAACTGAAAACCAAGTCATTGAAATTGAGTTCGAAAAGCTATGGACTATGTACCCTAGAAAATTGGGTAAAAAAGATGCTTTAAGACACTACAAGAATTGGCGTAAGTCAAACAAGGAAAATACTTACGAGTTAATGCTTAATAAGCTAAACACTTACTTGAAATACTTAAGAATTAAGCAGATACCACTTGAATACACACTTCATGGCTCAACTTGGTTTAACGGCGGGTATGACGATGAACTTGATATGACACCTGCTAAACCACGATTTAATCAACAAGCTAAGCCAGTTCGAAGGGCTACAAACTGGGATAAGGTTCAGCAACAACAATCGCAAACAACACTACAAATGACGCGAGAAGAACGTAACGCAATTTTCAGAGAGTACGGGAGGTAACCACCATGCAAAATAGGCTAAAGAAATTGAGATTGGAAAAGAGATTAACTCTTGCCGATGTACAAGCTAAAACCAACATTGACTTTAAAATTTTAGAAAATTTCGAAAAAGGGTTGGAAAATGGAATACCTAACTCTTTAGCAATTTGGCAAAAGTTGGCTAACTTTTTAGAAGTTCCAATTGAGTACCTAATGGGATTAAACGATGATAGCAAGACATTAACTGTTAACGACTTGAACCCAGCCAAAGAAGATGCTTACGAGCGTATTACGGATATGCTATGCGAAGATGAGGACGATGAAGATGAATAACGAATTAATCAAAGTAACGGTCAAGAATGACCAGCAACTAGTTAGTGCTAGAGATTTATATAAGGGATTAGGTATCAAGCGAAGATTTTCCGCTTGGTGGGAACAGAACAGCAATGACTTTAAAGAAAATAGTGATTTCCAACGTGTACTTATAAGTACACCTAGAGAAAACCGCGGTAGCATTGAACTTCAGGACTATGCACTCACAATTGATATGGCTAAGCAGCTATGTCTTTTGAGCAGAACCAAAAAGGGAAAAGAATATCGTGAGTATCTAATCGAAATTGAAAAGAAGTGGAATGATCCACAGAGTGTTGTTCAACGTGCTATGGATATTCTGCACAGCGAAAACTTGCAACTTAAGTTGGAAAACAAGAGCCTAAGTAGACAACTAGAGGAGAGTAACAAGAAAGCTAGTTATTTAGATGTCATTCTTGGAACTACTGATGCAATGGTTACTACTCAAATTGCTATGGATTATGGTTACAGTGCGGTTAAGTTCAACAAATTGCTACACCAGCTAGGAATCCAGCATAAAGTCAACGGTCAATGGATCTTATATAAGGCATACATGGGCAAGAAGTACACAACAACGAAACTTCACACATACACCGACAAGCACGGTAAGGATCATGCTAAGCCACTTACTGCTTGGACTCAAAAGGGTAGACGTTTAATTTATGACATTTTGAAAGAAAACGAGGTCCTACCGTTGATTGAAAGAGAGGACATTGCTTAATGCTTGAAGAAAATCACGATTTAAAAAAGATTATCGAAGACGCTAAACAGTACCGATGGTACGCAGTTCCTGATATCTACATGGTTGAAGTCCTAGATACAACAGGGCGTTCAGCTGGATTTGTTCAGTCAATCTTCATAGACAAGAAAGAAGCCAGTGAGGTTGCTAAGGCGCTTCATGGCGTGGTTAGAGAAGTAGTTGGATGTTAAGCGATGGAAGTTAGTGAATTAGAAACTAAATACTTAGCATTAGTTATTTATGAGGATAAGTAGCATGTCAGATTGGATTTTTCAAGCAGCGTTTTTGATTCTGCTTGCTATAGTGATTTTGGTGGTAGGAGCGATGTAAATATGATTTTTAGATTAGAAGAGTAATTACCTTTTGATATGCCGGAAAAATTAAATGAATACTGGTTGAATATCTTAAAAAGACGTGATTTTAAAGTGATTGAAATTAATAAAAACTCACGTGAGCTTGAGTACCGAATAGAACTTATGAGCCTTGATGATTTACGTCAATTTCAAAAAGATATTGGATTAAGCTTAATAATTTCGTTTGAAGATGATGCGAGCGAAGTTGACGGACTTATTAGAATTTTTGGAGCATAAGTAATATATGAGAGTTAACTTTACGATTGAAGGACCGCCGATTGGTAAGGCGAGACCGAGAGTTACTAGAACAGTAACTTACACGCCAGCTAAGACGGCACGATATGAGGATTTAGTCAGGTATACAGCGATCAACAGTTTCAAAGGCATATTTGATAAAGATGAGCCGTTAGACGTTAAGATCATGGCATATTTTGAAGTCCCGAAGAGTTTAAGCAAGAAGCGTAAGGCTTTATGTTTATCTAACCAAGAACTGCCAACTAAGAAACCTGATGCTGATAACGTAGGAAAAATCATAATGGACGGCATGAACCCAAAAATTAAGCGTGATAAACGACTTCACAAAATGGTTGAAGTTATGAGAGGTGTTTATCATGACGACAAGCAAGTAACAACTTTGTTAGTAAAAAAGAGGTATGCCGAGCGTGCAAGGGTTGACGTAAGGATTAAGAGAGATATGGGCGATTAGATGAACGATGAGTTTAAATTAGGTGGAAAGTTATGCTTTGTTAATTTGATATTTAAGAATGGTTGTACTGGTTCCATAGCTGTAAAAGGTACAAAAGAACATATCTGGAATTTATTAAGCAAAGAATTCGATGAGTATGGGCAAGAAATGAAAAACAGCATCTTAATTATTGATGGGATTCATGAGCATGTATATCTGGATTTATCTACAGTAGCAACAATGGGCATTTCCGAAAATGATAAAAGTCCATATGATATTTAAATTCGAACTTTCATGGAATTGAGACAGTAGACTATGACAAAGAAGTTGAAGAGTATTACAAGAAATGGAGAAATACTTATGGCAATTGAGTTGAAGGTTGGGACTAGCGGAACGAGAGAAGAGTTTGAGGACACATATACTAGGAGTTTTTTAGAAGATAACGGTTTAGTGAAGTTTAATCCAAGAAAGTTCGCAGTCAATTGCGTTTGGGGAGTTCATACTAAATACGGCTATATGTGTTCTTTCAGTTTCGATGACATTTTGACATACATGGGCGATGGAATCTGGGACTTAAGAGTAGCTAAAGAAGATAAATTAACTGATGAAGAGGAAGAGAAGCCTTGGCTATGACATTGTATGGATATGAAGTTAATACTTGCAATTACAAATGTTTCAAGACAGAACAACTTAAGAATTTTAGATCAATGCTTAAATCAAATATCAAGAATTTTGAAAATGTGATAGAGCCAACAATCGAAGAAATGATTGACGAAGATAAAGCTGAGGAGCTGCTGCCTTTGATTGAGCATGAAATTAAAGTGAGGTCGAATGATGGACGAAAATAGAAACGAGTTAGAAGTAGGCAATGAAACAGCAGTCATGATGTACTTGAACATCTTGAAGTATGCTAAGCACCATTGTCCCGAAGATGAAGATCCTTATGAGATCACCGACCAAATATTCACTGATATTTTTGCAGCGAATAAAGCAAGTAACTAAACAACTAGAAGACGAGAGGGAGTGTAAGTGTGTATCAGATTGACTTAGGATTACAGCCAAATTTAAAAGCTACAGCTAAAAGGGTGGATAAGTTCCTGACTATTAATTTTCAGAGCTATCTTAATTTAGCTGGCTTACACCGTAATCAGCTTACAAGCCCTCAATTATCATTTGCACCTGGATCAACAAACAAGAATGGCGTTGAGAAGAATTTCATTGACGAAGCACAAGACGATATTGATATTGCTGATCCTGCTAGGAAGGTCTGTGCAGCTATCTATAAAACAATGGACAATTGCACGGATACAGCCTTTAAACCTTATAGACGCATCTTAATTGGAACATACATAGATCAATTAAGAATTGTTGATGTAGCAGCGACTGTTAATTTATCTACTCGGTCAATCGACAATAAGAAAATTAACGCACAATGTGAATTTGCCGACCGTTGGCTGTACTGGAAGAAGTATTTTGATGTTGAAGACTTACCAGACTTAAGAGTTTTCACTGAAAGAATTAAGACTGTTTGGTAAGCTTCGGAAAAATTGGTCGTGCGTAAAGTATGCGTAAACCTTGCGTTCTGCTTGCGTGCATTTCATGATAAATTGTTATTGTCGAAAGATTAGACGTGGTGGTTACGATCTTTCGACTTAACCTTGACAGTACTACGTGCGGTACGTTTGAAAGAATATCTCCTTTCGAAATTAATACAAGATCTTAATTTGTTCGGTAAGTAACAGATTAAAAGTAACCGTTCTTGGTAGACGTTAGCAGTCGTTCAATTCGACTGGCGGTTATAGCCTGACTAAACTCAGGCGATAAACATTCCTCTAAATGACTTTTATTTTTAGCTTTTTCTTATTTATCTGACTCAGGTTCGAATCCTGATTGCTTGATAGCCTAGGCGGTAGTCCATTATTGGCTATTGTATATAATAGTTGCCTAGGTAAATGACGCCTATGCCACGACCCTCAACGGTTTCGAGGCGAGCGTAGGAAGAGCTGGGTAGAGTGGCACAATTTGGAATTTAGAAAGAAAAGAGGAATTTTCTTTCACTTTATGTAGCGGGGTTCAATTCCTCGCCTGCCCATAGCCTGTCGGAAAGCAGGCGTAAAAAAACATTGTTCAGATCACGAATATATTTTGTTTGTCTGATTTTAATTTACAGAATTGCATCTGGTTTAGCTCTGTACCTTAACAGAGCACCATGGCAACTTAACTCAGTAGGTAGAGCGTTGGTATGAAGTACCAAGTTAGTGGTGGTTCGATTCCACCAGTTGCCATAAGGACACATAGCGTACGAACAATGTGTGTTCCTAATTTATAGAATTAAATTGATTGGTAGCACTGTAGCTTAGAGGTCAGAGCGGGTCGTGAAAACGGCTGCGGGGTGGTTCGACTCCACACTTTGCTATAGCAATCTTTATTATTTAAAAGGAGAAAAGCCTCCAGAATTTTTTGTTCTATAGATTGCTTGTAGGTCAGCATTAAGCTGACCTTTTTTCTTTAAAATTTTTCCTATTTCTCTTTACTTATGTACGATATCGTACTATAATATAAATATAAAGTAAAGAGAGGAGGATATGATATGTCAAAGAGAAAGCAAAAGAAAAAGCTTACTCATGATGAGGTTTCCGAAAAGATTGCAAAGTATGCAATGATTGGAAGTTGGAGTTATCCAGCCTATGAATTAATTAAGCAAGCAGGCAAGATAATTCAGGAACTCATTAAACATAAGTAAGCTTTAAAGAGAGAAGCTTGGGCTTCCCTCTTTGGCATATCTAATTATATCATGACACACAAAGAAAAAATGAATCGTTATTTTGCATTGACTGTTGTTGCAATTCTACTAGGAACTTTCATTAAAGTACTGGGGAGTTGCTTACGATGATTAATTTAAATAGTCCCGATATTATGGATGCTAGAGAAGCATCTAAAATTTGGGGGCATGCAGAAAATTATGTTAGGCGTGCATATTTAGAAAATCCAGAAAAGTTTCCAGATGGATCGATTAGAAAGTTTGGAAAACAGTGGATTGTGACAACCCAAGCTATGGAAGCAATCACTGGGGAAAAAGATCCTAGAAAAAATTAGTTTATATTTTAAGAGTTAGTTGCAAAACTAGCTCTTTTTTGATGTTTAGGAGTTAAGTATGAAAGTTGAAACAGTTTCGATTGATAAAATTAAGCCCTATGAAAACAACCCTAGAAATAACGATGACGCAGTTGACGCTGTAGCTAATTCTATTAAGGAATTTGGCTGGCAACAGCCCATTGTTGTCGATAATGGGGGGGTAATCATAGCCGGTCATACACGGTATAAGGCTGCTAAAAAATTAGGCTATAAAGAAGTGCCGATTGTGGTTGCTGATAATCTGACTAAGGAGCAAGTTAATGCTTATCGTTTAGCTGATAACAAGGTTGGAGAGCTTGCCGACTGGGACGAGGATTTATTAGATCAAGAATTAGATGATATTTTAGATATTGATATGTCTGAGTTTGGTTTTGATTTGAATGAAGAAATTGAAAAAGAAGAAAGAACTCCTGATGCCTTGACAAATGATTTTATGGTGCCTCCTTTCAGTGTTTTAGATACTAGACAAGGAAATTGGCAAGATCGTAAAAGAGAATGGCTAGACTTAGGAATTAAATCTGAACTTGGTAGGAAGGGCGACTTAACTTTTGCAAAATCAATCAATATTGAAGGCTCATCAGGTACATCGGTCTTCGATCCTGTTTTAACTGAAATTATTTATAAATGGTTTATTCCTTATGCTAATGCAAACATTTATGATCCTTTTGCTGGTGGAAGCGTTCGTGGCATAGTAGCTGCCACTTTAGGTCATCATTATACTGGGATAGATTTAAGAAAAGAACAAATTGATGCAAATTATCAAAATGCAAAAGAGATTGGAACTAATATTGATTTAATTAATTGGTATGTTGACGATAGTCAGAATGCAGATAAATATGTAAAAGATAATACGCAAGATTTGATTATTGCTTGTCCGCCATATTTAGATTTGGAAGTTTATTCTGATGACCCTAAAGATCTGTCAACTATGTCAGATGATGAATTTGATAATATATATCAAAAAATTCTGCAAAATGCAGTAAAAAAACTTAAAAATAATAGATTTGCTGTCGTGATTGTATCTGATGTTAGGGGAAAAGGAAAAAACTCAGGCTATCGTGATCTAACCGGTATGACAAAGAGAGCATTCATTGATAGTGGTTGCTGTTTTTATAATGATATTATTTTACTTAATGCTATCGGTTCGGCTGCTGTTCGAGCAAGAAGATATATGAAATCTAGAAAAGTAGCAAGAGTGCATCAAAATGTTTTAGTCTTTTATAAAGGAGATATTACAAAAATAAAAGATGAATTTGATGAAATTCACGGACTTAATGACGCCTTGGAAAATGTTGATATTTCTTCTGATAATCTCTCGAGTCTTTAATTGAGATGTAGTATTCTCTCTTCATGAGGAAATAAGAGAGGTAATGAAAATGACAAACGATATTAAAGAACTTAAAGAATGTGCAGAAAATGCAAGAAAGTTATATAGAGTAGGCAAATTTAATATTGTTGTTGCCAAAGCATTAATTAATCCGTACTTAGAAGCAGTAAATGCTAAATCAATTGAATTGGCTAAAAAGTACAATCAAAAACCTAAAAAAGTTAGTTTTTATGCTTATGTTAGGTAAGAAGATAAACAAAACAATAGAAAGTCAAACCGGTTACTCGAAAGAGTAGCCTTTTAGTTTGCAATAAAGGTGGTGGTGTTACTTGCAATGGCTAGAGCGATGTATAAAGAGTGGTTAGACAAAGATAAGCTTGTACTTCTTCAAGGGTGGAAGCGTGATGGTCTTACTGATGCTGAAATAGCTCATAACATGGGTATTAGTATTAATACGTTAAATAAGTGGAAACGTGAGCATGTACAGATTGGGCAGGCATTAAAAAGAGGACGAGATGAGATAAATATCATTGTTGAGAACGCATTGCTGAAAAAGGCCTTATCAGGTAACACTACAGCGATGATTTTCTTTCTGAAAAATAATTGGCGTGACAAGTACAATGACAGCCAGTTGTCTAAGGAAGAGCGTGAATTGGTTTTAGCTAACATTAGAAAAGCTAATGCTGATGCACGAATTAAAGAAGCTAAGGCAATTGTGGCTGAACGGCTTGGAACTGAGGACAACGAGCAATTAGATCAGGTATTAAACAAACTAATTGAGGAGGCAGGGAAAGTTGGCACTGATAAATCTATTAACGAAGAAACAGATTAAGGTGTTGCAGTCCTACCTTAACGATGATTGGAAGTACTTAATCTTAAATGGTGCTGTTCGTGCTGGTAAGACAGTGATAGATAACTATCTTTTCTTACTAGAGTTGAAACGAATTAAAAAGCTTGCTGAGATTGAGAAAGAGCCACACCCTCAATATATTCTTGCGGGGTATAGTTCAAATTCAATCTATACAAACGTTATCTCATCAATTGAAAATCAATTCGGAATAGTGATGAAGACCGATAGACATGGTCATTATCATCTTTTCGGTATTGATATAGTGCCAGCTTATACAGGGTCGGTTCGAGGAATTGGTGCTATTCGTGGTATGACTTCTTACGGAGCTTACGTCAATGAAGCAAGTTTAGCCACGCATGAAGTTTTTCAGGAAATCGTACAGCGTTGTTCTGCTAGATCAGCAAGAATTATCTGCGACACAAACCCTGATATTCCTACACACTGGCTTAAGACTGATTACATAGATAATCATGATCCTAAGGCAAGGATTAAGGCATTCAGCTTTACGATTGACGACAACACTTTTCTTTCAAAAGATTATGTTGAAGCATTAAAGGCTGCTACACCAAGAGGGATGTTTTATGATCGTTCAATACTTGGTCAATGGGTTACAGGTGACGGAATTGTTTATCAAGATTTCAATAAGGATAAAATGGTTATTCCGAAAAATCGTGTTCCAGATGGTTTAGATTACTATGTTGGCGTTGACTGGGGTTATGAACACCCTAATCCGATTATCTTGCTAGGCGATGATAAGGACGGTAACACATACGTCTTGGAAGACTACACACAGAAGCACAAGTTTATTAATTACTGGGTTAAGATTGCACAGAACTTAAAAACAAGGTTCGGGCGCAATCTTATTTTTTATGCTGATTCGGCAAGACCTGATAACGTGAACGAGTTTCAATCCAACGGGCTGAACTGTATCAACGCAAATAAGAATGTGTTGCCCGGAATTGAATGCGTAGCAAGGAAAATGCGTGAGGGAAAGTTCTATGTGGTTGATACAGCGTCAAGTGGCTTACTTGATGAGATATATCAATATGCTTGGGACGAAAGTACAGGGCTACCACTCAAAGAAAATGATGTAAGACACAACGACAGGCTAGACGCTATTAGATATGCAATTTATAGCAGAAACAAGAAGGGAGGTTTCATACCTTGGAATTAGAAGCATTGAAGAAGTTAATACAAAACACTTCTACTAGTCGCAGTAAATTGATTGAGGACTATAAAAAATCGGTCGATTATTATGAAAATAAGACTGATATCACAACTAGGAACAACGGAAAGCCTAAGGTTAGCAAAGAGGGCAAGAAAGATCCTTTAAGAAGTGCCGATAATCGTATTCCATCAAGCTTTTATCAATTATTAGTAGACCAAGAAGCAGGCTATGTTGCTTCTGTTTTTCCTGACATTGATGTTGGTAAAGATGCTGACAACAAGAAAATTATTGACGTCTTAGGCGATGATCGAGCTTTGACGCTTAACGGCTTATTAGTAGACAGTTCAAATGCTGGCCGAGCTTGGCTGCACTACTGGATTGATGAAGATAACAATTTCAGATATGGCATTATTCAACCTGACCAGATCACACCTATTTATGCAACAACGCTAGATAATAAGTTGCTGGGTATTCTGAGAAGCTATAAACAGTTAGATCCTGATAGTGGTAAGTACTTTACAGTTCACGAATACTGGACGGATAAAGAAGCACAATTCTTCAGGACAAGCGCAACCGATAGCACAGTGATTGAGCCTTACAATATCATTACTTCTTACGATCTAAGCGCTGGCTATGAAACAGGACAGTCAAACACCTTAAAACACAACTTTGGACGAGTTCCTTTTATTGAATTTCCTAAAAATAAATATCGCTTGCCTGAACTTAACAAGTATAAGGGGTTAATTGATGCTTACGATGACATCTACAATGGATTTATTAATGACTTAGACGATGTCCAAACTGTAATTCTCGTCTTAACCAACTATGGTGGTGCTAGCTTAGAGCAGTTCATGAACGATCTAAGAGAATATAAGTCTATTAAGATCAATAACGCAGGTAACGGGGATAATAGTGGCGTTGACAAGCTACAAATTGATATTCCTGTTGAAGCTCGTGATGATGCACTTAAGACAACCCGTGAAAATATCTTCTTGTTTGGGCAAGGAATTGATCCAGCTAACTTTGAGAGTTCAAATGCTTCTGGTGTAGCAATCAAGATGCTGTATTCTCACTTAGAATTAAAGGCTGCTAAAACACAAACTTACTTTGAACATGCTATCAATGAGTTGGTTCGTGCGATTATGCACTACCTTAAATTTTCAGATGCTGACAAGCGCCATATATCGCAACATTGGACGAGAACTAAGGTAGATGATAGCTTAACTAAGGCTCAAATAGTTTCTACTGTAGCAAATTACAGCTCTAAAGAAGCAGTTGCTAAAGCAAATCCTATTGTTGATGATTGGCAACAGGAATTAAAAGACTTAGCAAAGGATAGAGAAGAAAATGATCCATATTCTAACCAAGCTAATGATCTAAATGGTAAAGGCGTAGACGATGAAGAGTAGTGACTACTGGCGTCAACGTGCTATCGCTGAAAAGAAAAAGCAACTTGAAGTGTCAGCAGATTACGAAGCTGCTATGCAAGTTAGACTAAGACGGTTAGAGCATGAATTCGAAAAAGAAGCATTAGTTTACTTACAGCGATACGCTAACGAGAATAATGTTGGCTTAAAGCAAGCTGCTAGCGTCTTAGGAAGTATCAACACAACTAAGTGGTCTATGACCCTAGAAGAGTTTGAACGTAAAGCTAAAGCTGGTGGCTACGATAAAGAGCTAAACGCTGAATACTATAAGAGTCGTATTTACAGACTTCAACAGTTGCATGACCAGATGGTTGAGTTCTCTAAGAAGTATGGCATGGCTGAACAACTAAGAATGCAAACAGGCTTAGCTAAACAGTATCAGAATAGTTATTATTTACATGCTTACGACAAGTATCGAGCTACTGGTCAACTGGATATCAAGCTAAATCATTTCAACGAACAGCAATTAGAAAATATTGTTTACAGCCCTTGGAAAGGTAGCGATTTTAGCAAGCGAATTTGGAAAGAATACACTAAAATTCTTCCTGATGAGTTAACTGATGCACTGCTAAGAGGTACATTGTTTGGTTACTCTACAAGTAAAGTAGTTAGAATGATGCGAGACAGATTCCAAAAGGTTTCTGAAAGAGATTTACATAGACTAGTTATCACTGAGATGGGACACGCTGCCGAAGAAGCTACAGCACAGTTCTATAAAGACAGTGACATTGAACAGTACCAATATTTAGCTACATTAGAAAGTCACACCTGTGACCAATGCGCCCACTTAGATGAGCGAATTTTTAATGTCAAAGATAAAAAAGAGGGTATTAACTATCCTTTGATGCACCCTTATTGTAGATGTACGACTGTTCCTTATGATAAAGACTTGCCAGATGTTGAAACTCGCTGGAGTAGAGATCCTGAAACAGGTAAAGGTGTTTATGTTAAGGATATGAATTACAGTGAATGGAATAAGTCCGTTAATCAAAAGCGTTATCAAAAGCGTTTAGGATATCAGGACTGGAAGAAAGTATATGGCATTATAATTATTGGTTTAAATATGCTGAAAAGTTTAAGTTCTCCCAAAAAAGACAATCAACAAGTACCTAAAACTTTGGAATGATTATTATGAGGCTGTTTTGAGAGAAATTTAATATTTGACCTGAGTAAGTCGTTAAACTGCTCTTTTTGTATAACCTTATGAGAGGCGAACTCGTATAAAACGTGTGAAAGGATAGAACAATGAAAAGAAAACAATTAGAAGAGCTTGGATTACAAGAAGAGCAGATTAAAAAGATCATGGATTTAAATGGCGAAGACATTCAAAACGCTAAGGATAAAGCAAGTGCTAGCAATGCTGAAATCTTAGAAGAGAATAAAGCTCTTAAGTCCCAGATGAGTGAAAGAGATAAGGATCTAAAGAAGTTGCGTACTCAAGTTAAGGATAATGAAGACTTGACTAAGCAATTTAATGATTTAAAAAGCAAGTATGATAAGGATACAGCTGGCCTTACTCAAAAACTTGCTGCTAATCGTTTAAATAGTGCAATTGACCAATCACTAAGCAAGGCTAAGGTCCGTAATAACAAGGCTATTAGAGGCCTTTTGAATATGGACGAAATTAAGCTTGATGATGATGGCAATTTGACAGGTTTAGACGATCAAATTAAATCTTTGCACAAATCTGACGCCTATCTTTTTGATGATGGAGCTAAGCAAAATTATAATCCAGAAAACGGTAATCCTCCTGCATCTGATGCAACCCAAGCTATGGTAGACGTATTTAAAGGAGTATAGATAAATGACAATTAATTATGCCGAAAAATATCAAACAGCTGTACAACAAGCCTTTTATGATGGCCACTTATACAGTGCTGAATTATGGAACTCACCATCAAACTCAATTATTAAATTTGACGGTGCAAAACATATTAAAGTTCCACGTTTAGAAATTACCAGTGGTCGTAAGGATAGACAACGTAGAACGATCACAACACCAGTAGCTAACTACAGCAACGACTGGGACTCATACGAATTAAAGAATGAACGTTACTGGTCAACTCTTGTAGATCCTTCAGACATTGATGAAACCAACATGGTTGTGTCTTTGGCTAACATTACTAAGCAATTCAACTTAGATTCTAAGATGCCTGAAAAAGACCGTTACATGTTCTCTCATTTATACAGTGGCAAGGAAGCAGCTCATGATGGTGGTATTACTACTAATACATTAGATGAAAAGAACATTCTTCCTGCTTTTGATAATATGATGCTTGATTTTGATGAAGCCCGTATTCCATCAACTAACCGTATTCTTTACGTAACACCTAAGACTAATGCAATCTTAAAGCGTGCTGAAGCTATGAACCGTGCTTTAACTTTGAAAGATCCTAATAATATTCAACGTACTGTTTACAGTCTTGATGATGTAACTATTCGAGTTGTTCCATCTGATTTAATGCAAACAGCTTATGATTTCTCTGATGGTTCTAAGACAATTGATACTGCTAAACAAATTGAAATGTTCTTAATCTACAACGGTGTTCAAATTGCACCTGAAAAATATTCATTTGTAGGTTTTGACCAACCATCAGCTGCAACATCTGGTAATTATTTGTACTACGAACAATCTTATGACGATGTTTTACTTTTGAATACTAAGACTAAGGGTATCCAATTCGTAGTAAGTGATAAGCCTAAGAAAGATCAAGAACAAAGTGGTCAAGAACACCAAGATCAAGAACAAAGTGGTCAAGACGCAAAACCAACTGCTGAAAGCACTTTAGAAGAAATCAAGGCCTACTTAGATAAGAATCACATTGATTACACTGGTAAGACCAAGAAAGACGAATTATTAGCTTTAGTGAAGTAGGTGGTTAGATGGATAAATACCCACGATTTGAAGAGGTCAAAAAACATTTAGCTGATTTTCTGCCTAATACTGATATTGCACCTAACTATGACAGCGTATTGGAATTTACACTAGAAAAAGTTATTTCTGATGTTTCAATTTACACAAATATTCCAATTTTAGAGCTACCAGAAGAGCTTGAACCAACTATTTTAGGCTTAGCAGTACAAACTATTGACACTCATCAATGGCTAGTACCAAAAGATCAACAAGTAGAGAATATTCAATCCCTATCAGAGGGCGATACATCTGTTTCTTTTAGATCTCCAAGTGATATTTATTCAGCATTGCAAGCTATTAATACGATTACGGATAACTATGTATTGTTACTCAATAATTTTAGAAGGTTAGCCCAATGAATTACTTTAATGGTTTAAAAAATGCACTTCCTAAGTTATGGAATGATCGAGTTAAGATTGTGGGTACTCAGCCAACCAAACATGGCTACATCACTAATAACGAAGATGTGACTATTGTTGAAGATGAACCAGCTAAGGTTGTCTTAAAAGGGCAATCAGCTAGTGAACAATCATTCTTCGGCACTGACGAATATGATGCAAAATTGATTATTCGAAATGGCATTAAAATCCCTGCTGGTGCAGATATTTATGTGACTGATGTAAATGGTCAAATTACTAAATATAAACGTGCTAGCAAGGGCTATAGTGGTTATTTCAGTCATCAGGAAGTAGCAATGGTGAGGAGTGAGAAAGCATGAGTCTAGGACATGTTGACGATGCTAAATTTCAGCAATTTGCTAGTAGAGTGAGACAGAAAATTGATAGTGGCTATGTAAAACAAGAGCTTGGAAAGAGTTCTAAGCGTATTGGTACACAATCATTACGAATTTTGAAAGCAAATACTCCTGTAAAGCAAGGTAACCTCCGTAGATCATGGACGGCAGAAGGACCGAGCTATGGTGGCGGTGGTTGGACGATCAAATTAATTAACAATGCTGAATATGCTTCTTACGTTGAAAGTGGTCACAGGCAGACACCTGGAAGATATGTACCAGTACTGAAAAAGCGTCTGGTTAGAGATTGGGTGCCTGGTCAGTTTTACATGAAGAAATCTATTCCACAAATTCAAAGACAGTTGCCACAGTTGGTAACAGAGGGTCTGTGGGGGTTAAAGGACTTGTTTGAATGACAATAGTTGAAAGAATAGCTAAGCGAATATCAGAGATATTTCCTGATGTGACAATTTATTCAGAAAAACAGAAAAGCGGTTTTCAAGTGCCGTCATTTTATATCAGTAAGATAATGACAGTCACTAAGAGTCGCTTTTTTGATATTCAAGATAGAAGCTTGTCTTACTCAATAACATATTTTGCTAATCCAGATCGTCCTAATGCTGATATGGAAGAAGTAGAGCAAAAATTACTGAATAATTTTACAAGATTAGATGATTATGCAACTGTTAGAAACCGAGAAACGACTATCAACCAAGATGATGAAACTTTAGTAATGAGTTTTGATTTGAGGTTAGAGATGTATCCGGTTCAAGACGGTGGAAAGCTAGAAAGGATTGAGTTTAATGGAGGAATCCAATAAAACGGAAACCGAGACTCCGATGGGCGAAATTAAAGCGCCTATTCAAGTTGAAGACGTTAAATTCACAAAACAAGCTTTGATTTCAAGTCCTAAGTTCTCAGTTATTGAACGGGATATTTTGAAATTAGCTTTAGATGATGACAAAGAATACACAATTGCCGAAGTTCAAAAGGCGATTGACAAATTTAAGGAGGGATTTTAATGGCAGGAGGAACTTGGAAAGCTCAAGATAAGCGCAGACCAGGCGCTTATATCAATGTCGTAGGTAATGGTCAAAGAGAAGCAGCTTCTTCTCTAGGTAGAGTGTTGTTAATTCGTGATAAAGGCTTAGGCTGGGGCAAGAATGGTGTCATTGAAGTAGAAGCTAACAGTGATTTCACTAAGAAATTAGGTACTACTTTAGATGATCCATCTCTTACAGCTTTAAAGGAAACACTAAAAGGTGCTTCTAAAGTGCTTGTTCTTAACCCCAATGAGGGTACAGCAGCGACTTTGACTAAAGAAGGACTGCCTTGGACTGTTACTGCAAATTATCCAGGTGAAAAGGGTAATCAAATTACAGTGAGTGTTGAAGTTAGTCCAGCTGATCAGAATGCGGCTACTGTATCAACTATCTTCGGTACTAAGTTGGTTGATGAACAATCAATCAAGTTCAATGAATTAGATAAGTTCAAGGGCAATGATTACATCACTGCAAAAGTAGTCGAAGAGGGTAGTTCAAAGCCTGTAGCATTTACTAATGTTTCAGGCACTTTGACTGGCGGTACTACTACTGAGTCTAATAAAGTTGAAAGCTTATTGAATGACGCTTTAGAAAATGAAGAGTACGCAGTTGTTACTACTGCTGGCTTTGAACCATCAAGCAACATGAACAAGTTGGTTGTGGAAGCAGTTAAGCGTCTCCGTGAAAATGAAGGTCGCAAGGTTAGAGGTGTAATTCCTACTGATGCAGATACTAGTTATAACTATGAGGGTATTTCAACCGTTGTGAATGGTTACACTTTAAGCGATGGTACTAATGTAGATGTTAAAGATGCAACTGGTTACTTCGCTGGTATTTCCGCTTCTGCTGATGTAGCAACTTCTTTAACTTATTTTGAAGTTGAAGATGCTGTTTCAGCATATCCAAAATTTGATAATGAAAAGACAATTAAGGCTCTTGATGCTGGGCAAATTGTGTTCACTACACGTCCTGGCCAAAGAGTAGTAATTGAACAAGATATCAACTCATTACACAAGTTTACGGCTGAAAAGCCACAGTCATTCTCTAAAAACAGAGTAATGAGGACTTTAGATGAGATTGCTACTGATACTGAAAATACTTTCGAAAGAACTTACTTAGGCAAGGTCGGTAACAATGCAGCTGGTCTTGACTTGTTTAAAGCAGATCGAATTGCTTACTTAACGGGATTGCAAAATAGGAATATTATTCAATCCTTTGCCAATACTGACATCACAGTAGAAGCAGGGAACGATATTGACTCGATTGTTGTTAACTTAGCAGTTACTCCAGTTGATGCAATGGAAAAACTTTACATGACGATGGTAGTTAGATAGGAGGAACATAGATGGCTGCAATTGATGAGTTTTTAAATGGTCGAGATACCATCTCAACCAAAGATGCTACTTTATCAATCAAAATTAATGGCAACATTATTAAGATGATTGAATGTGATAAGTTCACAGCTAAGCTTGAAAAGAACAAGGAAGATGTTCAAACTTTAGGCTCTCACTGGAAGAGAAAGAAAACTACTTCTGTTGAAGGTACAGGAACTTTAGGTGGCTATTTGATTAGTTCAAATTGGCTTAAGTACGGTATTCCATACACTCAAGACGGTGGGGATTTATATTTTGACGCAACTTTAACTATCCATGACCCAACTTCAAGAGCAGGTAAGCAAGTGGTGCAATTAACAGATGTTAACTTGGACGATATCCCAATTGCTGATTTTGAAGCTGATGATGGCGTAATGGAATGGGAAAGTGATTTCACTTTTGAAGGTGTCAACTTAGTACAAGAATTTAACGGAATTAATTAAGGAGTATTTAAATGGCTGAAAGTGTTGAAGATTTTTTATTTGAAAATGTAGGTAGTCCAGTAGAAGAAAAAGAAATTAAGCTAGAAAGATTTAAGTCTCCTTTTAAGATTAAATCTTTAACTGCTGATGAAGTATCTGACCTTCGAAAGCAAGCAACTAAACGAGTTCTTAACCGAAAGACACATAAGTATGAACAAGAAACTGATGAAAATCAGTTCCAAGACTTAGTTGTAGCAGAAGCTGTTGTTTCTCCTAACTTAAACAATGAAAAACTCCAAACTTCATGGGGCTGTATCGCTAAGCCAGAAGAAGTTTTGAAGAAAATGCTTAAAGTTGGCGAATATACTGAGCTTTCACAGGCAATTATGGACTTATCAGGTCTTAACGATGATGACAGTTCAGAAGACTTGGTTGAAGAAGCAAAAAACTAATAAATGAGTCTGTTGGCGACTTTAACATTTACCATTATGTTCTTAATGAATATCATTGGACGCCTAAACAATGGGCGGAGATGTCAAGGCGTGAGCAGGCTTTAGTCGTCGCTTCGATTGAAGTACGACAAAAATACGAAAAAGAAGAAGAGAGAAAAGCAAAAAGAAAGGCTAGTTCTAAGCATATTTAAGGCTTAGCCTCTTTTTTTGCATTCAGGAAAGAAAGGAGGTAGTAAATGAGTACAATTAGCACCACTGTTAAGATTAATGACGCTTTTAGTAACCCATTAGATCGCCTGTCTAGTGGTTTGCAAAAAGCGCAAAGTGGTATGAGCAAATTGAAAGAAGCTATTTCTGGCGGTTCTAGTGGCGGTAGTATGTTCAAGTCAATGGTTGGCGGTACTGTTGTTGGCGGAGCAATCAACAAAGGTATGGAACTTGCTAGTACTGGAATTCGTTCCATGTATGGCGAATTAGATGAAGCAAGTAAAGCATGGCAGACTTTCGATGGGAACATGCACCAATTGGGCAAAAGTCCGGCTGAAATTGCTACTGCTAAAAAGTCAATGCAACAGTTCGCCCAGCAAACTATTTACGGTGCTTCTGATATGGCAAGTACTTACTCACAATTGGCTGCTGTTGGCACGAAAAACGTGGATCAATTAGTTAGAGGTTTTGGTGGTTTAGCTGCTGCTTCTTCTAATCCGCAACAAGCTATGAAGACTTTGTCAGAGCAGGCAACTCAAATGGCTGCCAAGCCAATGGTGCAATGGCAAGACTTTAAACTTATGCTAGAACAAACGCCAGCAGGTATTTCTGCCGTTGCTAAGACAATGGGTGTAAGTACCCAACAATTAATTAAGAACGTTCAAGATGGAAAGGTTAAAACTGAGGACTTCTTGAACGCAATAGCTAAAACAGGAACAAACGCCAACTTTACCAAAATGGCTACTCAATTCAAAACAGTTGGGCAAGCTATTGACGGTTTAAAGGAAACAATGGCTAACAAATTGCAAGGCGCATTTGATAGAGTGGGTAAAGTTGGCATTAAATTTGTTTCTGATTTAACAGATCAGCTATCAAACGTTAATTTTGATGGTTTTGTTGACGGATTATTTAAAGCTGTTGCTGATATGGAACCAATTTTTGACGATTTAAAAACTGGTTTTGATGATTTTAAAAAAGGCTTTGATGATTCTGGCGCTTTTAATTCTCTAAAAGATACATTTGATAGTATTACTGACTCTGTCGGTAAATTAGTCAATACGATGGACCAAACTAACGGAGGAGACAGCTTATTTAAGCAATTAGGAAAGTTAGCTGGTGGAGCATTGGGTGGTGCTGCTAAATCTATTTCTGGAATTGCAGAAGCACTTGGTGAACTAGATCCAGGCACAATTCAGATGTTAGCTCAAGCTTTTATTATCTTAAAAGGTGGATTAAGAGGTTTAGTATTTGAAGCTGTTGTTTGGGGCTTGAAAGAATTGAATAAGTTAGATCCAGGTACAATTAATAATATTGCTCACGCACTTGTAGCTTTGGCGATAGCTTTTACAATGTTGAAAGCTATGGCAAAAATTGGCGGCTATATGAAAGAAGTTTCTAAATTCTTTAAAGGTTTTAAGAACGCTAAGAAGATCAAGGCTCCTGAAATTGAGTCACCAAAAATGACTAAGCCGGGCAAGATTTTAAGTAATGCTGGTGCATATATGAAACTGGGTGCAGCATTTGCCCTAGTTGGTGCTGGTGCATTAATGGTTGGTGCTGGATTTAAGCTACTAGCTGATGCAGCTACTCAAATCTCTAGTGCAGGTGGCGGTGCCATAGCAACGTTTTTTGGAATGATTGCTGCTATTGCCGGCTTGGTAGTCTTAGTCCGGTTCTTAGGACCAGCGTTGATTGGTGGAGCGGTCGGCTTTGCTATTTTTGCGGCTGCGTTGCTCTTAATTGCTGTTGCTATTTTAGTTGCTAGTGCTGGTATCGCTCTTTTAGCTACTCAACTACCTACTATTTCAGAATATGGAACTAGTGCCGCAGTTGGCTTGCTTGCCTTAGCTGGTGCTATTGCTGTATTTGGCTTAGCTGCAATTGTTGGAGCTGTTGGAGTGCTTCTGTTAGGAGTTGCTTTAGTAGTTCTTGCCGTTGGTTTAGTTGCAGCAGGTGTTGGAGCACTGATTTTTGCAGTTGGCTTAGCATTAGTCGGAATTACTGCCTTAATTGCCGCTGTTGGTGTCTTACTCTTAGGAGTAGCAATTGCCCTAGTTGCTGCAATGGGTATTGTTGCCGCAGTCGGCTTACTTTTGATGGGTGTTGCGTTAATGCTAATCATGGTTAGTGCAATGGTTGCCGCAGTTGGATTAATTCTCTTATCAGTTGCCTTATTGCTTATTGGTCCGATGTCACTAATTGCGGCAGTTGGGTTGCTCCTTTTAGGCGTTGCCTTAGTTCTAGTGATGGCTATGGGCTTAGTTGCAGCAGTTGGTATCTTGCTCCTAGGAGTGGGATTAGTTCTTGTTTCAGCTATGGCAATGGTAGCCGCTGTTGGTCTGATGTTGATGTCAGTTGCTTTAATGATGATTATGGTTACAGCTATGGTATCAGCAGTAGGTTTGATGTTACTGGCAGTTGCTTTAATGATGGTTGGTCCTATGGCAATGATTGCTGCAGTAGGTCTGATGCTCTTGGCAGCCGCTGCAATTATGCTTGGCGCTGGCTTAATGGTAGTAGCTGCCGCCGCAATGGCTGTAGCCGCTGCTCTAGTTGCAGTTGGTGCTTCTGTCATGGTTATGGCGTCACTATTTGTTGCCGCTGGATCAATGATGGTTTCAGCAATTACTAGCGCAATGAGTGGAGTAGTAAGTGCTGTTAGAAGTGGTATTTCCAGCGCTGTAAATGCTGCTAGAAGTTTTGGAAGTGCCTTAGTTTCTGTGGGTAGACAGTTAATTCAAGGTTTAGTCAATGGTATTAAGTCAATGATTGGCGCTGACGTTAGTGCAGTGCAAGGAGTAGCAAGTAAAGTTGTAAGTGCCGCTAAGAGCGTGCTTCATATTGGGTCTCCTTCAAGATTGTTTAGACAGTATGGTCGCTGGGTCGATCAAGGTTTAATCATAGGATTAAACAGAGATGCTGGTGCAGCTGCTGATGCTTCTGCAAGTATGGCGCAAGGTGTTGTAGATGCTGCTAGTGGTATGTCGCCAACCTTAGACCCTATTGGATTAAGTGGCATAAATCCAGGAGATTTACTTGCAGCTGGATTTGATAGAGCACTGGACGCAATCAGCAATGTTGCTGGTGCAATTACTGGGCTTGATGGTTCAAGAGCTAATATTGGCATTTTCGGACAAGGTGCTGTTTCTTCAGCAGTGGGTAGCGATACAGTAACATCTGGTTCAATCGCTCCAAATTCAGTATTGACTAATAACAACAGTAGTAGCCAAACAGACAATAGTACTCAAGTTCAAATTGATAAAGGTGCTATTGTCATCAATGCTTCTGGCAATCCAGATGCAGACGTAGACAAGATTTTAGATAAGATCGATCAAAAGATTATTGATAGACGTAATAAAGCTCTAGGAGGTGGTTAATATGCCGGTCAACGGCTTTGGTGTTTATATCACTGATTATTCAACTAATAGAACGGTTGAATTGCCTGTGAACCCGTCAGAATTAACTTTGAAATATGAAACTGATGATAAATCAGAAACTATTGTGAACTTGGGAGAGATTAATCGAGTAGGTAACATGAAATTGGTATCTCTTACGATTGATAGTGTCTTTCCAAAGAAACATAGTTCTTGGATTAGTTCAGATAAGCTGTTAAAACCTGATGAATACATTAATTGGCTTAAAAACATTCAAGCTAATAAACATCATGTTCAATTAGTTGTCAGCTCTACTCAAATTAGTGTAACTATGACGATTTCTAGTTTTGAATATGGCTTTAAGAGCGGCTTTGCAGATGAATATGCTTATACTTTGGGCTTAAAGCAGTATAGAGAAGTTAAGTACCATAAAGTTAACGTCCCAGCCCCTCCAAAACCTAAACCAAGACCAGCTCCTCCTAAGAAGTTAGGCATTGGTTCAATTGTAATTGTAAATGGCCGGCTGCGCTTAGACAGTTATGGAAGTGCGCCAGGTGTATATGAAAATAATGTAAGAAGACGAATTACTTATTTAGCGCCTGGGCATCCTTTTCCAATTCATGTTGCTTTAGTGAATGGAGGACCTAGAGGTTGGGTTAGACAGAGTGAAGTGAGATTAGCATGATTACCAAACTTCAAATTCTAAAACACGATAATGGTGGCGCTAGAATTGGTGTCGAAATCAAGGACATGGTTAAAAATCTTAAGTGGGTAACTGACTTAAATTACTCTGCTGGAGAGCTAACATTTGATATTGTGAATGGCAAAGATCCAATAATTCCAGCGATGGGGGCAATTGTAGACTTTGCTTGGGATAATAAAGATATTTTCTGGGGTTTCGTTTTCAGTGCTGAATGCACGTCAGACACTACAGTGAGCGTTAAAGCTTACGACTTTGAAAGATATCTAAAGAGTGAAGGTTCAGTCGTCTTTCAATCAGGGACGCTTGGAGATAGATACAGTAATGTTTGCCGCCGTTTCGGTGTACCATTTCATATCAAGGAACAGCCAACTTACAGAGTGCCTGCGGAAGTTTGTGATGGTAAGACAGGATTTGACATGATTAAGAGCGCAATAGATAAGACATACTCTGCTACTGGCGAAATGTACTGCATTGTTGCTAATCATATGTATATCGAACTTAGAAGAGCGCCTATTCCTACAAGAACCCTCTTAGTTATTGATACTCAAAACACGATGAGTGATTACACTTACTCTGAGAGTATTGATAATGCTGCTAACGTGGTTCAAGTTGTTCAAAAGAACACCGATAATTCACAGACAAAAACAGCCACTGCTACTTCCGACACTGGAGATGATCCAGCTACTACAAGTTTTACGATTGCCTCTGCTAGGGGTAATACGATTAGAACTTGGGGACAGATTGTTAAAGTGGTCAATGCCAAGAACAAAGCAAACTGGGCACAGATGGTTCAACAAGCTAATGACGAGTTGAAAAAGCGCAACGTTTCAGAAAGGAAATTAACGCTTGATTGTATGGGCGATACTTCTCTAATTGCAGGTGCTGGTGCTAACGTCAAAATTAAAGATTTTGGCAAGACTTGGACTAATTGCCCTATTTTGAAAGCAACTCATAACTTCGGGACAGATTACACTTGCAGCTTAGAAATGAAAGTAGGTACAAAATGGCAGGAGAACAGCTTATAAAAATGTTGACGGAACGGGGCGGTAGTGACTCTGAGTATTCCGATGTTATCTATGGACGTGTTATCAGTATTTCTCCGTTAAAGGTACAAATTTCTAATTCAATGATTATTGACGATAATTTCATTGTATTGGGAAAGCACATTGGAAGCTTTTCAATGAGTGGTAGTTTGACGACTACAGAGGAAAAGAAAGGCAAGGACGGAGAAAAGCCTAAGACAGAAAAGACCACCAAGCCTGCTACTTTTACTTTTGATAACTCTTTAAAAGTTGGCGATAGGGTAACTATGATCCGTGCTGATGGTGGTCAACAATTCTACTTATTTGAGAGAGAGGGCGGTTAATTTGGATAATGAAGAAAATCAAAATCCTACCCTAACTTTTCAGATTGCTAATGGTAGAATACGCAACAAATTTGATGGCTTAGGTGCTATGGTTCAAGCTGTAGATAAGATCCTAAAAACAGAACGTTTTGTTTTTCCAATTTATACCGATCAATATGGCACCGATTTAAACGATTTGCTTGGTAAAGACTTAGGCTATGCAAGAGTTGAAGCTGAGCGAATGGTTAAGGAAGCATTGCTGGCTGATGAACGTGTAATCAAAGTTGATATTACTAGTATCAACGAAACAAGTCCCAATACTTTAACTCTTACTGGAGAATGTCAGACTAGTTACGGAAATATACCAATAGAAAGTGAGGTAAGCATTAAGTGAGTCCAAATGAACTAATTACTGAATTTCAGAATAAAGATTATGACTACTTTTTAAGGAAAATGCTTGATGCTGTGCCTGATAATATTGACAAGCGTGAGGGTTCAATAATCTATGACGCTTTAGCTCCTGCTGCGTTAGTTATGGGGCAGCAATCTTTAGACATGGCTAATGTAATCAAAGAAACTTATATCAAAACGGCTTCTGGAGAGTTCCTAGACTATCGAGCAATTGAACATGGTACAAGTCGATATCCTGCTACTCAAACAGAAGCTAAAGCAAAAGTTTTAAATGATAATAAAGAACCGTTAGATAACGTTCAAATAGGCGATAAGTTTGCCAGCATTGGCGACTCGCCTATTTTTTATGTCGTGACAAAAATCAATGATGATTTAACCGTTGAACTAACAGCAGAAGTTAAGGGCTCTAGCGCTAATAGTTATATCGGGCAAATTTTACCGGTTACTCCTAATGATTTGCTTTCATGGGCTGAGATCACAGAAATTACTGCCCCTGCAAGGGATGTAGAAAGTGACGATCACTTACGAGCAAGATTGCTAAGTTCTCAAAGCTGGATTGCTTACGGTGGTAATGTGGCTGATTACTTAGACATGACAAGCAAGATTGATGAGGTTGGAGCTGCACAGATTTATCCAACTTGGAACGGTGGTGGAACTGTTAAAGTTGTTATTCTGAATAATAATTTAATGCCTGCTAGTGCTAGTTTGGTTCAAAAGGTTAAAAATGTACTTGACCCAGAAGATAAACAAGCAGAGGGCTATGGATTAGCTCCAATTGACCATGCTGTGACTGTAACTGCTCCTGAAAAGTTGATTGTAAATGTTGATATTTCAGTAAAACTTGATGATACAAAAGCAACACGGTATGTGAAAGACAGCATTACTAAAGCAGTTGAGGGCTACTTCCAATCATTGAGAAAGGACTGGGCAGATATCAATCAAAAACTTGGTAGGGGTTATCAAGAAACCATATATCGTTCTAAGATCCTGTCTCAAGTTATGCTGACGGAAGGTGTGGTCAATGCTAAGCTTCCATCTTTAAACGGCATGGACGCAGATATAGATTTAGTTTTTACTAATTCAAAGTCACAATTACCAGTAGTCGGGACGGTGACGATCAATGAACAATAAGTACGAACTTCTAAACTACATGCCTGATTATTATGAGGGCGTGTATGAGATGGAGGAGTTGCTTAAGTCTGAAAGTTTAACACTTAAGGATTTAGAAGATAGCCATTTGCGGACATTACTAAATGAATTTGTTTCAACTGCTGATACAAAAGGTATTTCACTCTTTGAAAGTCAACTGGGTATAGTTCCAGATGAAAACGATACTTTAGAAATGCGCAGAAACAAGGTCTTGATGTATGTACTACCACCAAGACCGATAACAATTAGGTTTTTCAGAAATATGCTGAACAACATCAATCTTCCAGTGAAAATTGATGTTAATTACGGTGCAAGGGCTGTTGTAGCAACTGCTAAATCAGCAGAAATGACAAGTAATCAGATAAATTACTTGAAATATCTGTTAAATGTTTACTTGCCAGCTAATCTCTTGTATCAAGTAAAGATTTTGCTAAACACTGCAAAGGTTTCTGATAATTTGAACTTGGGCATTGGTAACGTTGTAAAAGCAGCTAGCATAGCAAAAGCAAGTCCCAGCCAAGTGTTTAACTAGTGAGGTGATGAGATGTCAGAATATAATAAGACAATTTTAACTAACGAAGGTATCGACTTAGCCCGTAGAGCTAACAAAGGTACAGCAACTTTTTCTTTAACGAGAGGTGTTTCATCAACTGATAACTTATCAGGAAAGACTGTTGAAGAACTTCAAAACTTAACTAAGCTACCAAGTATTCAGCAATCAGTGAAGTTGAGTGATGTAGGAGATACGTCTGATAATTCAGATACTGTTTTAGGTGTTAGAATGACCTTTGATAACCAGAATTTGAAGACTGGTTATAATGTGCATACTGTTGGTATTTATGCAAAAGAACCAGATAAAAATGAAATTCTTTACGGTATAGCTACTGCAAAAACGCCAGAATACATTCCAGACTTTGGGGAGCAAACTTTATTTAAGTTTGATTTTTTGATGTATCTAGTAATTGGTAGAACTGATAAGGTAACTGTTGAAGTTAGTCCGGATGATGTTTATCGTAAAAAGGAAGTGTATAGCAAGTCCGAGGTTGATACAGCTGTAGCAAAACTTGATAAAAAAGACGCTGAAATCGTTAAGAGCTTAAACGATTATAAATTGGAGAACTCTACTTATCACACAAACTTTGAGAAAAGCGTAACTGATAGGCTGGGTACTAAAGCTGATAAAACTACTGTAGAACAGCAACTTGGAACAAAGGCTGATAAATCAAATACTTACACCAAAGATGAAGTGAATAGTAAAGTAGCTCCTAAGGCAGACAAAGGCTATGTAGACAGCGAATTAAACAAGAAAGCCGATAAAGCTACTACTTACACCAAGACAGAAGTTGATAATAAAATTGCTGGTCAGGTTAAGTCGGTAAATGGGCACACTGCTAACGCTAGTGGTGCAGTAACCTTACCAACTTTGAAAGCTAATGTGCTTACTGGCTATGATGTAAAAAATAAAACTGCTACTTTTGATAACAACGCTCATTTTGATGCTAATGGTGTCTTTTCAAGATGGCCTGTAGATCAAGGCGTTATCGGTCAACTTGCCGATGCGATTAACGCTAAGCTGCCAATTGAGGCAGGTAATCCTAATGGAGATTTGTTGGATCATGCTGGTAATAAGATTGAATATTGGAACGGTAATGGTCAGAATGTAAAGAATTTACCACCAATGGGAACTAATAAAAAATGGTATTTTGCAATCAAATTAGTAGGTCCTGGCGGTTGGGGTTCTGTTACTGTTATAGACCAAGATGGAACATATTGGCTTAATACTCGGAATGATGTTTGGACTGGCTGGAAGTCTATTACTACAAATGAAACTTTAAAGAGAGTGAAGTTTGTAAAGCAATCATTAGATCAAAACGGTAATATTTTCCAAGATACTAAGTTTGTAACTCAAGAGGCAGACGGAACATATAAGATTAACATTTTTGATAGCGACTGGACTGCTTATAAGGTTGCATGGCTACTGAAAAATACAAAATCGTACTCCATTGAAAACAATACTGATTTGAATAATGTTAAAAACACTGGTTTTTACAATGCAGCAGGTACTTCCGGATTAAAAAATTCTCCTGTGTCAGCTTGGTTTAGTATGTCCGTAAATGCCAATCAATGGAACGGCCAACAAACTCTGTATGATACAAATAGTGGTCAATTATATGTGAGAACGTGGAATACAACTAGATTTACAGATTGGCAAAGAATAGCTAATGCCGAAGATTTAACTAATCAAAGTATTATGTCAATTACTGACTATGATGTAGCTTTCGAAGGCTGGCATAACACACAAGTTGGAAAATTTGATCCATCAGGACACTTTGCTAATTTATTAGTTGATGCTGGAGCTTTGAAGCCGATAGCAGAGGCAATCAATAACCTGAATACCAATTTAACAACTATGCGAACTGAGTTAATGAACTTGAAGAAGAGAACTGATTACAATACTCCTCAAGGAGAGTTCAATAATACCACTGTAAATCTTAATAACTTAAGAAGCACAGGAATGTATCGTCTTTCAAATTGTCATGTTCAAAGTGGACCATATCCAACCGATAATGCGCACTGGGTTTACGTTAAAGTGACAGTATTTGATGCTAATACTGTGTATCAAACACTTTACGAAGGCGACAATATGTATGGACGAAAGTCTTCTAGCCTGACAAATTGGGGTCAATGGCATCAATATTTGAATAAAACTGTTTAATCCTTAGTTTAACTAAGGATTTTTTTATGGAGGAAAATTATGGAAGCAGAAAACTTTTTAGATTTATTAAAACAAGTCGTTGCTGATGGAAAAATCAGCTTTTATTACTTCTCTGATCCAACTAGTCCAATTACAGCTCTTCATCACTTGGAAATTCCTTATCCAGGAGAGCTTAGTCCAGTAGACTTGCCTTATCGCTGGCATGCAGAAAAGCCTAGTGAGGATTTAATTGATGCAGTTTGGGACGATGACTCTCATAGTTGGATTGAAAACAGTGATAAATCTCAACCAGCTTTAATTGCTAAGTTGCAAGCAAGTAATGCAGCTATGCAAAAGAAAATGGAAAACTACGAAGCAGCTAAGATTAAAGATGCTCAAAATAATGATAAAATCGTTCAAGCTTTAAGTGGCGTACAAAAGGGACAAGCACAAACTACAGCAGTTCTTGCTCAACTTGTGCCAATGGTTCAACAACTTTCCAAGTCAGTAAACACGCCAGACACATCAGACAAACCAAATGCAGCTGATGAAACTAAGAAAGAAGAAGGTGCTGAATAATGTTTGATTTTGATTTCAGTTCTATCTATTCAAACCTTGAAAGTTTATGTAAATCATCTCTAGACAATGGGTATTTCACAGACAACACAATTGCGGGATTTGTTCAGCAAGGAACATTTGATGCAGATGGATATAAGAGAATTACGGGTGATGATTATGTTGCAGGAGATCAAAATACTGTGGCAAACGGCTAAACTTAATTTACTTCATTTGATTTTGGGAAGTTTGCTTACAGCTTTTGGAATTGTTCTTTTAGTGAACGATTCCTTTTTTTATTGGCCGCCAGAATGGCAATGGCTCTTCAATAACGATCTAGTCGATGCTTTTGCAATTATGGTCGGAATTGGCTTGATTGCATTTGTTTTTGCTGGTGGAAGAAGTCAACTTGCTAATGCCGTGTTACTAGCTTGCTCAGCATTCTTTTTGATGATGCTAACAGTTTTGCAACTGGGGCATGTTTTGGTCATGCATGACTATAGCAGATTGCTTTCAATTATTGCACTAATCGGGTGGCTACTAGTAATCCAATATTTAGCAGTATTTTCTAAGACAGTGAAACGACGAAAGTAGGTGATAAGAAGTGCAAGACTGGGCTAATTTAATCCGTGAAATAGCACTTCTTTTTTCTGGTTTTGTTGCAGGACTTACTGCTTGGAACGCTTTACGCAAAACAAGTCATGAAGTTTCAAAAGATGATAAAGAAGAACTGAGGGCTGACCGTGACTTATATAGAAATCGGTGGCTTGAAAGTGAGAAAGCATTTGATGAAATTGATGCAGAAAATGACAAGTTGCGCAAGAAGGTTAAACGGTTAGAAAACACGATAGATGATTTTAAAGAAAAAGAGGACAAAAGATGAATGCAGGTTTAATTGCTGATTCAGTTATCGTTGTTTTATCAGTAGCGGTAACAATAATTTTTTATGTTTATTCAAAAAATAAGATTGCTATTGATAAGAAAGCTATGCAAGGCGATGCACTAGCTAAAGCTGAAAAAATGATTGCTAATTCAGCAAAGGCAATCGTATATCAAACTGAAAAAGAGGGCGGTTCAGGTAAGGATAAGCTGTTAGCAGCTTTTAATTACTTAATCGCTATTTTAGATTTGGCGCACTTACCGCATCCCTCAACAGCTTATATCAAAGGCGAGATTGAGAAGTCGGTTACTACGATGAAGCAAACGAAAAACTTTGTTGATAGTATGCAAACACTGACTAAGGAAGACGATGCAGCCAAACAATTGGAAAGTAAGACCATTGTTGGTGAATTGAAAGAAGTAAAGAAGTAGGAGGATAAAAAATGCTTAAAATGGTTGATGTATATAGTGGTAGTCCACGGAGCTTTGCAACTCAAGTTGGTACTGATATCATTATGGTTAAGGCAACACAAGGAACTTACTACGTAAATCCTTTCTGTGATAACGACTATCAAGCAGCTAAAAAAGCTGGTAAATTGCTTGGAGTATATCATTATGCTGGTGGTGGCGATCCTGCTGTTGAAGCTAATTATTTCTATAAGAATACAAAGAACTATGTTGGTGAAGCAGTTCCTGCTTTAGATTGGGAAGACTACCAAAATCCTAAGTATGGCAACGACTCAAATTGGTGTCGTAAATTTGTTGATAAGTATCACGAATTATCTGGTGTTTGGCCTCTTATCTATACTGGTCAAGCTGCACTTCCAGAAGTTGGAAATTGCGCGAAAGATTGTGGTCTGTGGTTAGCTTGGTATGCTACTATGAATTGGAATTCTTGGATTTTACCGGCTGCCAACTTTAGTGTTGCACCTTGGCCGACTTATACTATCTGGCAGTTTACGGGTGGCGATATGGATCGCAATGTCGTTAATACTACAAAAGAAGGTTGGTTGAAACTTGCTAAGCCTAATGTTGATGTTCAGGTAACTGCTAAACCGGTTATTACTGAAACTAAACCACGCCCCGAAGTTAAGAAGTGGGTCGATGATTTAGGCGATGTTTGGTACTCTGAAAAAGGCACGTTCGTAACTGGCGGAGCAATCAATCTTAGATATGGCGCTAGAACCAGTTCTAAAATTGTTGCTCAATTACCGGCTAATACAGAAGTTAAGTATGACGCATATAGTCGTCACGGTGGCTATGTTTGGATTAGACAACCACGCTCAAACGGTTATGGTTATCTAGTATGTCGTGCAGGCAATGAACCGTGGGGAACTTTCAAATAAGCAAGTTAATATAATTTAAAAGCCACTCTGGAGAAGTTTCTCTGGAGTGGCTTTTTTGTGTTATTTTATTTTTTGATTTTGAATGATTTAACGGTTTATTTTAAAATAATCAGTCAATCAAGTTTGAACTATGGTTCAAACATGTTATACTTTATTTGCAACAAGTCAAGAATTCCAAAATTCAATGGACTCAAAAAGCATTACCTGATCGCTACAAAAGGTAATGCTTTTTTTATCGCTTGACGCAACCTATCAAACGTTGAGGGTGGAATGGCGACTATTAGTGCTTTTTGTTGTGATGCCGATCATCCAACCAGTGATCGAATAGTGATTTCACTATTTCCACAAGAATTGGAGCTACAACTAAAGTCAAAAAATCCTTCAATAGACTCACCTCCTTTCAAAGGGAGGCAATAGTCGCTGAAATAATTATAACAAAATTAGATGTATAATATATGTAGAAAATGAAACTACAAGTAATTATCAACTGACCCCCGCTGTGACCCCCAAACTTAAAATAGAATAAATTTAACTAAAAGAAAAAGTGCCATATTTCAGGCACTTAAAAACATAGAAAATCACATAAAATCAAACGATTTGGTCTCCTAAACCGTAGAGGTGAGTTCGAATCTCACCGGGGTCATAACAAAAAAGGTATGTGCTTCAATTACAAGAAGTACATACCCTTTTTAATATCAGACATATTTTAATGGATTGATAAAAATTTTTAAAACAATCCAGAGAAAAATAATTAATAAGACTGCAATAATTCCGATTAAAAAATACCTTGTTTTTCGCGGATAGGAATTTCCTAAAAGAAAAACCAGACAAAAAACTATAATGGTAATTAAAATTGCAGCTAAAGATAAAAAACTAAACATAATGTATTTCACTTTCCTTATAATATATAAGTATAAATTAGTTTGGCTGATAGTACCAAAGAAAATTGAATTAGGCTATAGTATAAGAGACAAGCTAAAAGGTAAGGAAATATTTATGAAGAAAATAAAAGTAATGACCGTGTTTGGAACTAGGCCAGAGGCTATTAAGATGGCTCCCTTGGTGTTAAAGTTAAAACAAGATGAGCGTTTTGAAGAGATAACAGTAGTAAGTGCGCAACACCGTGAAATGCTTGATCAGGTGTTAGATATTTTTAAGATCAAACCGGATTATGATTTTAATATCATGCATAAAAACCAAACTTTGGAAGATATTACTTCAAAAGTATTGATGGATATGGCAAAAGTAATTAAAACTGAACATCCAGATATTGTTTTGGTTCATGGTGATACAACCACTAGCTTTGCGGCTGGTCTTGCAACTTTTTATGAACAAACTACTTTAGGTCATGTTGAAGCAGGTCTGAGAACCTGGAATAAATACTCACCATTTCCTGAAGAAATGAATCGGCAAATGACAGATGATTTAGCAGATTTGTATTTTGCACCAACTGAATTAAGTAAAAAGAATTTAATTAAGGAAAACCATCCAAGTAACAATATTTATGTAACTGGAAATACGGCAATTGATGCATTAGAGCAAACAGTTAAAAAAGATTATCATCATGATGTTCTTGATGAAATTACGCCAGGTAATAGAGTGATTTTGGTTACTATGCACCGAAGAGAAAATCAAGGTGAACCAATGCGGCGCGTCTTTAAGGTGATGAAGCAGGTAGTTGATAGTTATGATGATGTAGAAATCATTTACCCAGTTCATCTTTCACCAAGGGTACAAGCAGTCGCAAAAGAAGTATTAGGTGGCGACCCTCGAATTCATTTGATTAAGCCACTTGATGTAGTTGATTTTCATAATTTAGCTAAAAGAAGTTACTTTATTATGACTGATTCAGGTGGTGTGCAAGAAGAAGCCCCTTCTCTTGGCAAACCGGTATTAGTTTTACGTGATACGACTGAACGCCCAGAGGGTGTTGAAGCAGGAACCCTGAAGCTTGTAGGTACTGAGGTAGATAAGGTTCATGATGAAATGATTCGTTTACTTGAAGATAAGAAAGCCTATGATGAAATGGCCAATGCTAAAAATCCTTACGGAGATGGTAAGGCTTCAGATCGAATTATGAATGCAATTGCTTATTATTTTGATAAAGAACATAATCAAAAGCCAGCAGATTTTAGATAA